CGGCGCATCGGCCGCGGTCAGGGTGGACCGCACGAAGTCGTCGGTCCACTCGAAGACATCCGGCCCGATGGCTTTGACCAGGCGCTTGCCGTGGGCGGACCGGTCGAAGTAGACGAGATTGCCGGCGATCCGGCCTCCGATCATGTTGGCCATGTGCTGCGTGCTCCTCTGGAGGGCGGCGTAAAAGGGGACGCGCCGCCCTCGGATTCCCTCCGCAGTCCGCGTGTCTACGCGATGACGTCGGCCGTCAGGGCGTCGTACTGCCGCATCGGCTCCATCAGGTAGTCGACGGCGACGATGTCGTTCGTCGCGTCGCAGTCCATCTCGACCGACACGTGCGTCGCGCCGGAGAGCGCGGCCTGCACCTGTGCCGCGTCCACTTCGAGCACGACCTGGTCACCGGCCGCGTCCGCGACGGTCGGATCGGCGTGCGCCACGACGACGGTCGGGCTCGTGCCAGAGCTGTCAGTCGCCGCGAAAATCTTGAACGTCAGCAGCCCCGTGCCAGAGACGAGGGTCGCTTTCGCGAGGAACCTGCGCCCCATCGACACCCATGCGATCTTGGTCGCGACCGTCGCATCGGCCACGTCGTGCACATAGGTGCGCGACACGAACTGCGACCGGAGGTGATTCGCTGTGTACGCCATGACCCTTTCGCTCCTATGTCCGACCTGCTCAGGCTTTGATGCCGGCGCGCCTACCGCGCCGACAGCGTCACGAACGGGCTCATCGTCGCGCCATACTTCGGCGTGAGCACCGACCGCCACCAGCCACGTCCGTCGTTGCGAACCCAGAACTTGAAGGCGCGCTCGTGATTGACGAAGCGCACGTGGATGGACTCGGCCGACTGCAGGCCCTGCAGCGTGCCTTCGAGGTACTCACCCCAGTTCGCGAGGATGATGTCGCCGAGATCGCCGAGCGTGCTCGGATACTCGCTGTAGAAGATCGGCCGACCAAGCAGTCGATCCGGCTCGCCGTCCTGCGCCGACGGATGGTAAATCGGCACGCCACCGGTGCCGACCGTCTGCACCAGCGAGAGCATTTGCGGCAGCGTGTCGTGATTCGCGAGCCAGATCGCCGAGCCGTAGCCCCAGCACCGCGCCCGCATCTTCTTGATGTTCTCGTATTCGATCGTGTCGGCGCTTTGGCCGCCCTCCTCCGTGACCGTGATGAGCGCGGGCGAGTTGAGGATGCCCTCGAACTCTCCGACGCCCGTTCCTCGGAGGCGCTCGTTGAGCAGATGACTCGCGAACTGCTGCCTGAATCCGCGCTCCAGCAGTGCGATGAAGCTCACTGGCGAGTCGGAGAGGATCTCTTCGGTGGCGTAGGTCAGCCCGAACAGGCCGTTTGCCTGCATCGTGATCTGCTCCCACGACATCCGGCTCGAGGTCGCTTCGACCGTCTCCGGCCTGCGATAGACGACGAGGCCACCGCTCACGCTCGTGCTGTGGTTCTTGTCGACGCGCGCGTTGAACTTGACCGTCGGCGTGGTCATCGGCACCGCCGTGGTGCGGCCTGCGGTCGGATCGTCCTCCGGCATGAGCTCGCGCGGCTCCGGCGAGAACGACACGGGGATGAGGTACCCGCCGTGCGGGTCGGAATACTCGCCCTGCTCGTCGGATCCGACCGTGGCCTTCAGCGGGCGCAGGCGCGGATCCTCGCGGCGCCCCTGGCCGACCGCCATGACCGCCTGCATGAACTCCCGATGCGACTTGAAGCCACGCTTCGGATCGTCCTCGGCGTTGTCGCGACCGACCTGCACGCCAGCCCGACGCGCGGCCTCCGTCGCCGCCTCGCTCGAGGCGTCTGGCTCCGGGGTGGCGCGACGCTCGCGCGCCGCCTGGCGCTCGACCATCTGCAGTTCGGTCTCGGTGGTCTCGAGCTGCGCCTCGAGGCCGAGGAACTGCTTGCGCTCGTCCTCGGTCATCTCGCGGCTCTCGCTCGCCAGCGTGCCGGTGAGCTTTGTCAATTGCCCGTGGATCTTGCTGACCGTGTCGCGCAACTGCTTGATACGGATGGACGCGGACATCGTTGCTCCCTCGCCAAGAAAGTGATGCCGTACGCGTGAAGCGCGCCGAGCCGTTGACAGCCCCGACGCCACACAGCCAGGCCACCTTATGCGGTCGCGTGGTGCGTGGTGCGGTAACTGGCAGCGACAGGCGCGCTCAACAGAGGCGACCGGCTGCCGGCGCTCGCAGGCTCGACGTGATCAACAGACCGCGTCGGCGTGTGTCAGCGCCGCATTTCCTTGGAAGGGGATGATAGGACCACCGCCGGGCAATGGCGGTCGCGAAATTCGCAGGATTCGCGTTTAGGCGTCTTTCAGCCGTCGGCCGGTGGCGGCATGGAACAATTGAACCCGAGAGATCCGGATCGCGCGGCCGATCCGGAACGCCTCGAGGTGCCCGGAATCGATCCACTTGAGGACCGTTCGCGGCGTGACGCCGAAGTCGTGCGCGACCTGCTTCGGCGTCAGGAGGTCAGACGGCGGCGGCAGGGCGGGGAAGTCAGTCGGCATAGTGGTCTCACCTGGATAGTTTCAATAAGTCGTCGACTCGTTGAAACCGACCGCGCGCGCGCGCAGGCTGGCGACCGCTAGGCGATCGCGGTCGGCCGCAGCACGGTCAGGCGCCGGCTGTTCCAGGTCGACTGCGCGCTCGACTTCGAGCTCAAGCCGAGGTGGCTCGAGCATGGCCGCCGCCGCACCGGCTGCCGACCTTCGGCGCGCCAGCGACGCCGCGCGCGCCACCGCCTCGTCGAGCGTCCCGATGCGGTCGGCCATCCCGAGCTTGACGGCCTGCTTGGCCAAGAACGTCCGCCCCTGGCCGAACTCGCCGCGCACCATCGACGTCGCCACGTTCCGGCCGCGCGCGACCGCCTTGATGAACACCGCGCCCACCTCGTCGACCTGCGCCTGGAGATGCGCCAGCGCTTCTGGCGTCGGCGCCGAGAAGTCGTTGATCTCCGCTTTGTTCTCGCCGTTCCGCACGAGCGTGTGTTGGATGCCCTCGCGTTCGAAGAACCCCTGCCAGTTCTCGAGCAGCGCGAAGACGCCGATGCTCCCGACTTCCCCGCTCGGTGAGACCACGAGCTCGTCGGCTTGAGTGGCTATCCAGTAGGCAGCTGACGCCGCCAGCGTGTTGGCGACCGCGACGACCGGCTTCTGTCCGCGCGCCGCGAAGACCTCTTCGGCGAGCTCGGCAACGCCCGACACGGCGCCGCCAGGTGAGTCGACCTCGAGCACGATGGAGCCGATCTCAGGGTCGGCCAGCGCCTGGCGAAACGCCTTGCTGATCCCGAGCGTCGAGGTGCCGCCGCTCATCTCCGAGAAAAGATCCATGCGGTGACCGATCACCCCGAAGATCGGGATGACCGCGACCGCCCCCTGTCTGGTGCCGCCGGCGGCCTTCCGCGAGTCTGCGACGATCGCGCGGATTGACTCCTCGTCGACGTGGCCGCCGCGCACCCGGAGCTCGAGCAGCGCCTCGATCTGGCGGAATTTCGACTCCTGAATGGCCCAGCGCTCGGCCATCACCGCGCGCACGATCCGCTCGTATCGGTTCGGCTGGCTCATGACGTTGCCTCCTGCGCCTCGTCCTCGAGCGCGCCCGCGCGCCCTGGCAGGTCCCCACAGAGCGCCAGCGCCGCGAGCTGCGGTATCGCGAGCGTCTCCCATTCCTCGGTGACCGACACACCGCCCTTCGCCACCGCCAGCCCGTGACTCCCGCAGTATTCCCGCGAGAGCACCAGCGGCATCCGCAAGCGCTCGGCGATGCGCGGCGCGTAGCCGTCATAGAACTCGCGGAGCCCGGCCTGCCACGCTTCGGCATCGCCGGCGTGCTGGCGCGCCAGCCGCTGCACCGCGCCGCGCTCGGCCGTCACCAGCCGGCGGGCCTCGTCGAGCAGGAGCACGTGCGCCTGCGCCCACCAGCGATCGACCAGCGCCCCTGACCCTGCGCCGCCGCTCGTGCCGCGCATGTTGAGCGGCGTCAGCGGATCGTCGAGACCGGCGAGGCTGTTCCAGTGATGGTCGCGCCTGACTTCGTTGCGCGTGCGCACGCCATCCTGCACGTAAATGCGATCGACGTCGGCCTGCTCCTTCGGGTTGCCGCGCATGATCTCCCAGAGGTCGAACCGCGAGAAGTAGACCTGCGGCGCGAGGAATAGCTGGTTGTCGATCGCCATCTCGAGGCGCTCGACGAACGGCCGGAAGGTGAGGTCGACCAGGTCCTGCCGAAACTGGCGCGTCGCCGCATACGTCGCCGTCGCGTCGCTACCGAGCGCTGCGAGCGGCAGGTTGAGCCAGTCGGCCACGTGCTGGCGCCCGAATTGCCGCGTGGCCAGGAGCTGCGAGTCCTCCGGGCTGATGCCGAGCTTTTCGATCTTGATGTTCTCCTCGAGCGCGAGCACGCCGAAAGCATTCTCCACGCCGACCAGATACCGGGCGATCGAGTCGTGCAGGTTCTTCAGCCCGACATCGCCGAGCGACTCCGGATGGATCGCCGCGAGCGCCGCCGTCGCGCCGCCCTCGAAGAACTGCGATGCGAAGCGCTCGGCCGCGAGCATGACGCCCAGCGACTGCGTGCCGTAGCGGATGACCGAGACGCCCTTGACGCCGTCGAGCGACAGCCCTTTGACGTGAAAGATGTCCTCTGACCCGAGAAGCTCCGGTTTGCCGCCACCCTTACGCCGCACCGTGTATTGAAGGGTGCCGGAGGGCAGGAGCGTGACGGCGACGAGGTCGGGATGAATCGGGCGCAGCTGTCCGACGAACCCGCGGCCGCCCTGGTCGGCAATGATGCGCGCGTAGAAGTTCCCGCGCAGGAGCACGTGCGTGGAGACCATCTCCCAGAACTGATGGGCATCCATGAAATCATTCGGCCGAAGGCCGACGATGTCCGCGACGGGGTGATTCTCGGTAAGCCGCTCGTCGCCGTTCGCCTGTCGCTGGAAAATCTGACAGTCGCACGCCGCCACGTTCCCGGCGATCAGGTTCACGCCGCGCCAGAAGGCCGACAGGGTGAGCGCGATGTCCTCGCTGCCGGTCGGGCCGACCGTGAACCCGGACTGCGGGTCGGTGTACCAGAACGGCGAGAGCGGGCCCGGCGGGCCCGGCGTGCCGCTCGAGGCCCGCAGCGCCGGCCGGTTGAAACGCGCGAGGAATCCCATGCGGTTAGCCTCGACTCCGCGGCGCCGCCGCAGGACGTGACGAAGGGGTCGTCGTCGAGGAGCCGCCAGGGTCAGCGGCGCATCGCGGCCAGCCGAGGCCCATCATGACCGCGCCGGTGATGATGGACGCCGCAGGCCAGTCGAACTGAGAGCCGACGCCACAGAAGAACAGCCCGAGGCCGGTATACAGTGTAACCTCTTGCGGCCCGATCTGGTCGTCGCCAGGCCCGAACCATCCGCCGATCCGGTGGACCAGCTGCACCGCACCGCGTGCAACTCCCTGCAAGGCTCGCCTCACGTGGTGACCTCCTGTCCACTCACCGCGTCAAAGATGCCGCGCGCGCGGACGATGCGCGCTGGTCCAGCCTGATACCGCGACCGCTTTTTAGGTGGCTTCATGAGCAGCACCCGGAGCCCAAGGATGGCCGCCACGAGCCCGTCGATTCGCTTCGTTCCGGCGGGCTTCACCGGCCGGATGTCGCCCCACGAGTTTTCTTCCTTCGCTGCGTTCGCGACGCACATCGTCAGCACAGGGTTGCCCGGGTGCCGCGCACGCCCAGCGACGATCATCGCCTCGATCACCTTCGACGGCTCAGAGAGCTGCCGAAAGCCCTGCTGGATGTCTAAGACGTGCTCTTTGCCTAACCAGTTGATCAGCCAGGTCGCCAGGTGGCCGGCGTTCGTCGGGTCGCATCCGACCGCCTGCACCCGGCCGACGGCGCCGAGCGCCTCCATGCGCCGGAAGATGACCGACTGGTCGATCATCGCGCCAGCCGTCGTCGTGATGAACCCTTCTTGCTCCCAGCGGTCGTATGGGATGCGGTCCTGCTCGACGCGCCGCCGGAGCGTGGCCTTCGGCATGAAGAACAGCGGCCAGAGGTCGACCGCGAAGTTCACCACCCGCAGCCGCTGCTCGACGGGTTCGTCGGGATCTCCACTCGCCGGCGCGAGCCCGAGGTCGATCGGGACCTCATCGGCCGCCAGGTCCCGCGGCGAGACGGCCACAACCGCCGACAGGTCGATCTTGCTCGACAGGTCAACGCCAAGGTACAGATCCCGCCCTCGTAGCTCCTCGAGGTCGAAGGCCGACTCGCACGACTTCCAACGGTCGCCCGGAATCCACACCGTTTCGGAATCGGTCCATTCGCAGAAGTTGAGCCGTCGCACGATGTTCTGCTTCGACGGCATCCCGATCGCCTCGGCGACCTGCTCGCGCAGGTACTCCAAGGTGATCGACACCCCGAGGTTTGGATTCGCTTTTTGCCAGTGTGGGCCCTCCAGGTCCCACCGATCACAGGTCTGCGTCGGGCATTCCGGATTCGGCTGTCTATGCCCCTTTTTGAAGCATGCCTCGCACGGATCAAGGTGGCAGACGTAGGCGAACCACGCATCGTTCTCGATGCTGCCCTCGAGGACCTGCCGCGACATCTCATGGTTGTGCCAGCAGACCGTTTCACGGTTGAATCCGCTGTTGGTGACCTTGAAGATGAGCGCGTTTTTCCGGCCCTTCGTCCCGGCGCGGATTTTCTCGTCGACGGTGTTCGTGTCGTGCTCGTGCAGCTCGTCGATCAGCCCGATATACACACGCTTGCCATCGAGCCCCCTTTTCTCAGAGCTGATCGGCCGGAAAAATGCCCCGGTCTGCAGGACCGCCAGATTATTGACCGTGCTATCGATCGTCCCTTTGTCGCGCAGGACGCGCAGCGCCGGCGACGCCTCGACCATGTTCTCGGCGTCCATGAAGGTGAGCTTCGCCTGATCAAGCTTGACAGCCGCAGCGTAAATCTGCGCGCCGCGACCGCCGTCGACCACGAGCCCATACAGCCCGATGCCGGCGGCCATCGGCGTCTTTCCGGATCCCTTCGAGGTCTCGACGTAGGCGACGCGAAATCTGCGCTGGCCATCCCGGCGGTACCACCCGAAGAGGCTCCCGATGATGAAGCGCTGGAATGGCGACAACGTGAACGGGACGCCGCCCACGACGCTCGAGGCGCCGCCGTCGATGGGCTGCTCGACGTCAGGCAGGTAGAGCACGTCATCGTAGAACCGGATCGCGTCGGCGGCCTTCTCGCCGCGCCAGACGAGCCCGCGCGCGGGCCCGTGCTCGAGGTCGCGCAGATGACGTTCGCACGCCAGGCGCACGAGCCGACCGGCGATGGTCCGCCCATCGACGACAGCCCGCGCATAGGCGGTGACTGAATCCGGCGCAGCGGCTTTCTTGGCCATTGAATCAGCGGCGGGCGTTCGCGATCAGCTCATCGAGCGGGCTCGCCTGCTTCGCCGCCGGCGCCTCCGGTGGTAGTCGCATCCGCGCTCGGTCCACCGCCGACAACCCCTGCAGCGCGAGATAGGCGCGGAGCTCCTTCAGGATCCGCACCTGTTGCGTGCGATAGGGGCTTTCCTTGAACTGGACTTTCTGCTGCGTGCCAAGGTCTTTCGGCAGGGCCGTGGTGATGACGTCGCGCATCACCGATGTGGTGCCCTCGGT